TCTAGATGCGCGCGCTTTTTCATGACAGTTCTCCAAAAGAAGACAATTGAAAGGACTGTTCCACCCACTCAACGACTGTTAGGTCGGAGAGTAGCCAGACTGCGTGCTCGTCTTAATGAGTGTGGAGTTACCAAGTCCGAGGAATTGGGCAACACCTTCATTGAGAGTGGCAGCGGGGATGGCCTGCGGGAGGGTCATGAAAGTCTCTCCGCGGAACGTGTCCGTCGCCGAGTAGAGCGTCGTGGTAGAGTTCTGGACGGCGTAAGGCAAGCTAAAGACAAGCTTGACCTGACGCGCAGTCCGGGGACCGTTCCACTTCGACCACATCGAAAAACGAGCACGGAGACCGACGGGGAGACCGGCAGCAGCACCAGTGTCTTGGCGCCATTCCGCAGCTCCAGCATCACCGGGAGACGCAGCAATAGCGTCATAGGTGATGTTGGTGACGCCGTCCGCTTTTAGGACGACGATCGATGCCATAGCAGGCATAGGAGTACCTCGAAAAGTGAGAGTTGAGGATGCCCTACTTAATCTGCTGAGAAAGGACGGCCAGCATAGTAGCTGCCCGTTTCAATCCCGGCAAGTAAAGAGGGCGGACGTAGAGAACAGGGCTTACCAAGCCCAACGACCTCTTCATATGGAAATGTGTTATATCAGAGTCGTCCCGGATTGTCCAATAAATCCACTCCCCTGGTGGGGGAGAGGGTTTAAAGTACGAATTCAGGACTAAACGACGCTGGTACGAATACATTTTAGCCATGCGAGTGGTCCACCCGTTCTTTATGGTGAGTCCAAGGAAGTCAGTCATAGAACCTACGACTTGACCTACATTGGCGAACCAATCAACTACGAAGCTGAAAGGTACGACTTCCCATGCAACGCTCAGGGGGTTGACTAAACCCATCTGATCTGCTAGGTGGAGGTTAGGATTCGTTACCGAAACCTGACAACCGCTAGCGGTAATAGTTGCATAGGCCATGCGCCTGCGGAAGCGTATAAAATATGCTCCCCCAGAACCGTCTGGAGGGACGCTATAGTCCTGATCCGCCGCGAGAAGAGCTTCTCCTTGTGGGATAGTCTTACTTGCGTGCACAGTAACCGTTTTAAGGGGTTGCTGTAGAAG